AACTCGCCACTCGGGATTTCCATGAATTACATAAGGGGCATAAAACGAACCATTCAAAAGCATGACACGCAACCTTAATGAAAATCAATGAGATAGCGAAACGTTGAGAAAAACGAATTGTGAAAAGAGTTATTGATTGCTTTAATGTTGCTTTAATTCAGGAAGGAAAAAACGGGGCAAAAATTGCATTCACTTTAATCGCCTGGTACACTGACCCGATTATAGCCTGAAACGCCCTTAAAATAAGCCATTTTAGCCCCTTTACGAAGTATGATGACTAATTGAAAGCTCCTTAAATTGGGGCTTTTTTTGTGCCTTTTTTTTAATGGTATTTAAACGCTGAAAAAATGTGGTATAAACATACACCGGAACGAACACCGGACGAACACCGGACATAAAAGCACTAAAATAACTGGCTATAAGTACACCTTTAAGTATTAAAAACACCAATAAAAAGCCATTTATAGGCGTTTATATATACCTATAATCCTATAACATAATATTAACATGTTGTAATAAATAGCTAATAATTAGTGCTTTAATAATGTTTTAGGGTATTTTACCTATAAAAAACGTGTGTGTGCGCAGTTAATACTATTTCATTGAGTTTACTCTTACGCTAGCTTTGACAAAAGCCAAAGCCCGAATACTTGAAATTGAAACATCCTTATCGGAGTGATGCTGGTTATGGCTAACCAGCCGAACATGTTCGGGGATATCGCTTTTTTGAATATATTTTACGGTCACATATTCCTCTCCATCGATGTCGATTGAAATTAGATACATTTCGCCCCAAAAGATACCGTTATTGATATCGTGTACCCGTTTGTAAAGAACGATATCACCACTCTTTAATAATGGATACATACTGTCGCCGGTGATGTGAATAGCTCCATCACATTTCGGCAAATTTGGAATGCGGATATAATCAACAGGTATTTGTTTGACTGCATCATTGAATAATGGTACCAAGCCCGCAACTGCCTCCATATCGTATAACGGAATATTTTGATTACCTCTTAAATTATCTGTTTTTAATTTAAAACTTTCGACAGTTCTATCCTCGATAACATTATCAGTATCGTATTCAGGATAATAATTTAATCCTGGAATAACGGTAGGACTTCCCTCGCCAGTTAAAAACCACCGTGCTGATAAGTCTCTATACGCATATAGTATTTTTTCAATAGTCTCCGAATTGAGTCCACCCTTACCAGCGCGAGATTTGCCCAACGAACCCACCGATAAACCAGCGTCTACTGTTATCTTATTATCGTTAAGACCTTTTTCTTTAGCGTAATAATCAAGTCGTTGTATAATATTTTCAAATTTCATTGAAAAAACTCTATATTATATTTGTATCGTATTGAATAAACTCTATATTTGTAACACATAACCGTAACAAATGTACGATAATTCAAAATGAAAAAACAAATATTTTTTAATCAGGACATTGAAGACGTGAGAAATAAACTTCCGAAAAGATGTGCATTTAGCACTATTTCGGAAATGATTAATAAAGAATATACGCCAGGAACCATCAGGCATATGTTTGCCCAACGCCGAACCATGAGCCCAACGGTACTGGAAGCTGCAAAAAAACTTATCGATTTTATTACACCAGAAACCAAATCACCAGAAAATGAAAAAGATGAATAAATTTTTCGCATTTGTTTTCGCAGTACTTGGAGTACTGCTTTTTTTGGAGCTGCGTTTAAAGGCACTCACTGGCACTTTGCCACCTGCGTTGCCTGTATGTTTTTAAGCCTGCTATTTTTTGCAGACTCCAGCGATCAGAATAAACCTGGTCTTTCAGGAAAGTAAAAATAAGCCGAGTAAGTGATTCCGGGATTAGCCGCGACAACAAGCGGCCCCCGGTTTCTTAAAAACAAAAAACCAAAAACCCAATGATCCCATACGAATACCATAATGAACAGCTAGGAATACGTGCAAACGTTCTGATTTCTGGCGAAGATGCAGACCCGAGCAGCTTAGTTCTGATCGGAGAGCGCGGTTTACGGCATCGGATTGAAAACGGTTATATTAAAAGGTTACGGATGCGCGGGCCTAATACTCCGGCATTAGTAAAGTGGGATACTCTACCGCGTGACTGGCAAAAGCTATTAGTTGAAACTTTTGGTGAGCCACAAAGACAAGTTAGGCAGTCGCTTTTTGAAAGGCACTACAGCCGTGACAGTGTTGCTATTGAGTTTTACACCAATTACCAGCTTCAGGACGGTAAATTTTTGCCTGATGCAGTTATTGACGAGTACACGCTTAATGCTTCGGTTTTAAATACTGCCGAAACGATTTATAAAAAACGTTATGAGCTGCGCAAAAGTCTTCGCGGCGGAGTTGCCGACATTTGGACAATTGTTACCAATGAGTGCAACCGTTTTAGAGATATTCAGGGCCATACACTTCCGGCCAACGCTGCGAGCCTTCGCCGTAAACTGAAGGAATACCAAAAAGAGAGCTACGAGGCTTTAATTCATGGCAACTTCTGCAATAAGTCGGCTTTAAAGGTTGATGAATCTGTCATTAATTTACTCAATAGCATGTTCGCCTATCAATCAGATAAGCCAACAGCTACACAGATTTCAAGACAATACGATAGTTTTTTATCCGGATATGTTAAAGTAATCAATAGTGAAACTGGCGAAGTGTACGATCCGAAGGAATTTCCAAAGCTTTCGCCAGCAACAATTACCAATTATCTCGCCAAATGGTCTTCAAAAGTTGGAACGCACACGATCCGCTCAGGAAACCGACAAATATGGATGTCGAAATTTAGATCGTTCCACGACATGAAGCAACCCGAATATTCAGGATCAATTATTTCGATTGATGACCGTCAGCCGCCGTTTGAATATGCCAAAGGAAAACGCATGTGGTTTTATAATGGTATCGATTTGGGTTCTGAAGCATTTACAACATGGGTTTACGGACAAACTAAGGAGGGAATTATCGACGATTTCTACCGTCAGATGGTTCGAAATTATATCGGCTGGGGATTTAACCTACCGGCTGAACTGGAAGGTGAAATGAGTTTAAACAGCAAGTTTCTGAACACTTTTCTTGAGAAAGGTACAATGTTTCAATTTACCCACATTGAGGCTAATAATGCCCGTGGAAAACGTATAGAACGCTACTACGGAAACCTACGATACAACATTGAAAAAGAACGCGAAGGCTGGTTAGCTCGTCCATTTGCGCTTTCAGAATCGAATCAGGCAGGGCCAAAGGCACAACCGTTTATACCCTACGACCAACTGGCTGAAGGTTGCCTGAAAGATATTGAGACCTGGAACAACATGGAGCATTCGAAGATTAAGGGAAAAACACGCTGGGAAGTTTTCACCGAAAAGCAAAATCCGAATATTTTACCAACAAACTGGCGCGCCTTCCTTCCATACATCGGATGGAAAACAGAAACATCGTGCAACCTCGGACAAATTAGTCTGAATAACAAAAAGTATTTGATTGGCGAAAATGGGAAGCTCGTATTTAGCGACAGGCTGATTGGATTAATGACACAGATTGAAGGTAAAGACCTTGACGTTTACTGGTTGGATGGCAACGACGGCCAAATAATGAAAGCTCTGGTTTATTTGCGCGGTACCGACCGTTGCGTTTGCGAGGCTGTTGCTAAACCAAGTCACAACAAGGCGCAAATTGAGCGCACTCCTGAAGATATTGAGAATTACACCGCAATGTCGATGTATGTGTCATCAGTTGACAAGTTCATTCGCACTCAAAAGAATAAGATTGACCGCGTTACCGTGATCGACAATACTCCAAAGACATTAAACAACAAATTCCAGATTTCAGGATTACGCAAACCAATTACCGAACGTGTTGGGCCAGTTGAGATCATGGAAGACGTGGAAGAGGAAGACGACATTTTCAAGACTATTTCACCATCATTTAATAAGAGTTTAAAAGACCGATTTTAACCAAAAAACAAACAAGCTATGGCTATTACCCTTACTACCGAATTCAAACTAAAAATTATCGAAGCATTACATGATCGCCGTAAACTTTACGAAGGTAGTAATGCATCGTTCGCCAAAACATTTGGCATATCGTCAGCGGTTTTCTCGCGCCTGAACAACGGCGAACACATGGGACTGCTGAGAACTACCCAGTGGATTATGATTGCTCATGAATTGGGATTAACTGTTGAAAACAGAAAATGGGTTACTGCCCGGACAGATGTTACTCAGGCGATTGAAGACGATGTTTTATTCTGTAAGGCTCACGCCAAATCGATGATGTTTGTTGACGATTGCGAAATCGGAAAAACACATACCTGCAAAGTTTTAAGCCGAACGATAAAGAACTGTTTTTATGTGGATGCCAGTCAGGCTAAAACGAAACAAGCATTTATTCGCCTACTCGCCAAAACCGTTGGAGCCGAAAGTAAGGGCCGATATATTGAAGTTAAAGAAACCCTGAAATTTTACCTAAAAAGCCTGAGTAAGCCGGTTGTAATTATTGACGAAGCCGGTGACCTGGAATACGAAGCCTTTTTGGAATTGAAGGAACTGTGGAACTCGACCGAAAATTATTGTGGCTGGTACATTACCGGTGCCGATGGATTACGCAAAAAAATTGAGGCCGGAATAACCGCTAAAAAGGTGGGTTTCGCTGAAATATTCTCACGATTCTCAGGTAAGTTTTCGAACATCGTTCCAACAGGAAGACAAGACCGGATAGACTTTTACCGTAAACTAATTACTGACGTTTTGATGGCTAATAATTGCCCGGCTGACTTACTGAACACCATTGTGAATAAATGCCTGGCGAACGATAGTAACGGCCATATCGGAGGTCTACGTCGTGCCGAATCGTTGTTGATTTTACTTTCAAATCAGGAGGACGCAGCATGAGCGAATTTAAATATATAGCTGCCGCAACGGGATTTCGAGACATAAGCACTATTGATACTTATAAGATTAAAACAACTCCTGAAGAACGTGAATGGTGGCATAGTCGAAACGACCAACGAATTGAATCAATGAGAGACTATCATAAACGTGCAATTCCTGACATGGGTACTTTTTGGTTAATCGATCATTATGAAGAAATAGGAACTCAGAAAAGAGTTTGTATGTGTTGTGGAAGAGAATACGGGGCAATATATGAATGGGAGTGGCTTTGTCGCGGTATACGATGCTTTTCGTGGTGGCTCAATATGCGCGATGCCGTTTGGAGAGATGACCATGAAGTTTGGCTAAAAACTACCTATCCATTTTGGCCGCGAATGACAGACCCTAACAAAAAACAAAAACAACAACTAACCCTAGCACTATGAAACGAATCATCCAAAAAGTAAAAGAGCTAATCGCAGATATTGAAAAGGAAGTTGAGACCCGCAAAAAGTTTTATGACAGTCACGGCGACCGATGGCAGGATTCGCAAAAAGGAGCCGAATACCTCGAAGAAACCGAGCGGCTCAGCGAAATGCTGAACCAACTGAATGATGGTATTTGTGAACTGACTGAAAATAACTAGCGCATGACGCGATCTCTTACCGCCCGCAATCTTTTTGAAAAACGCACTGGAACAACTGTAAGATTTGACAGCGAACTACTAACCAAGGCGATTGGAAAGGCAGAAAGAAAAGGATGCTGGCTGATATACGGACCCGAAAAAAACGGAAAGACCTGGTTTACGCTGCAACTGGTGAAAGCACTGGCATACTTCGAAAAGGTTGCCTACATCAGCGCAGAGGAAGGCACAGACCTCAGTTTTAGAAGAGCCTGCGAACGGGCAGGAATAACGGCAGCTGACAAAATACTCTTCGACGAGTATCTGTCGGTAGAGGAAATAAAACAAAAGTTTCTGAAGCCCAAAATGCCCAACATTATTGTAATAGATAATCTCACGATTTACCCCGACGAGTTTAAATGTCATGGGATACGTGATTTTATCGAAGCGTTCCCTACTAAGCTGATCATTTTCGTTTCGCACGAAGAGCGCAAATTACCTTACCCAGCCTGCGCCAAACTGGCATCAAAACTGGCAAAGGTGATAATCAACGTGAAAGGTTTAAGAGCTTTCGTAGTGAGCCGTTTTTCTGAAGGCGGATCGATAGAGATTAACTCGGATATGAGCGAAATGTACTGGGGATAATAAAAAGTTTAAAGTTTAAAATTTAAAGTTATGATACTACCATTTTCAACACAGTTTAAAAACGGAACTCCGACCTATTTTATAGATAAAATATGGCATTCTATTACGATTAATGGTTTAGTAACAAATGGAAAAAAAGAAATAGAATATGCCGATTTATTCTTTGATAAACTCGGATATTATTGGGATGGATGCCTAGAGTTTAGCCAAAGAGCTCCAAAACCTCATACCATCCGAGAAGATATCCATGACCGTTGGCATGAAGGCTGCCTGATTCACCCGGTTGTTTTTAACCGTTCGAAAAACCAATTTCAGTTTGCGCCTACGCTCGTTTGCAAATCGGTTCAGAAGATTGAAATTTTTGAAAAAGATTGCTTGCATTTTATGAAAATAGACGGAAGATCATTGAACTGGCAAGAAGTGAAAATTCTGGCTAAAAATGATGGATTTAAGTCTATTACTCAGTTTTTCGAATGGTTTAATAAAGATTTCACAGGCAAAATTATTCACTGGACAAAACTTAAATACTAATACAATGAAAGCAACAACCGACCAAGAACACGCCCGTCTGATCAAAAAGTATCACACGCTGGCAACACGAATCGGACTCGATAAAAGCGATAAGGCAGCCATTATGGAAAGCTACGGAGTTGCAAGTTCGCTCGATTTATCGGTTACGGAATTATTTGAGTTGTGCAATGTTCTGGAGCGCGACAATAACCCTAAAGCTCCGGTACTCGACAAACTTCGCAAACAGGTAATGGCATCGATTGGCGGTTGGCTGAAAACAATCAATCTGGAAAGTGATGCACAGCGCATTAAGGCCATTGCCTGCCGCGCAACCGGGTACCGACGGTTTAACGAGATACCTACCGAACGCCTCCGGAACATCTATAATACCTTTCTGAATAAGCAGAAAGATTTTAAGGGCGTTAACAAGGTTACCGCCGAGGAACTCGAATATTTATCGTCACTAAATTAATCACTAATCAATAATAATTTAAAAATGGAAACTGCAACTCAAGAAAAAAAACAAACGATTGATCTTTCACAAGTATCGGCTGCCGATCTGGAAGTTTTATTGAAACAAAAGCAGCAAGAAGAGCACGACAAAAGAGTTAATAAACGCGCCGCTTACGAGGGCATTCGTGCCGATATCGTTCTCCGGATTGAACAGAAGGTTCGACAGGTGGTATCTGAAGTTATGGGCTTATTTGCCTACGTGAGCGAAGAAACTGAAGCCTTTAAGGGTATTATGGCCGAATACGGTGAGCTTCGTTTCGATAACCAACTGAGTTATACGCTCAAAGAAAAGAACTTCAAGATTGAAGTGAAAACCAATAAGGTTAAGAAGTTTGACGAACGCGCCGATGTGGCCGCCGCCCGTCTGATTGAATTCCTTCAGGCTTGGATTGCCCTAAAACCAAAAGGCACCGACGATCCGATGTACCAGCTGGCTATGACTATGCTCGAACGTAATAAATACGGCGATCTGGATTATAAACAGATTTCGAACCTGTACGATTTGGAGGAAAAGTTCAATAATACTGAATACTCAGCAATTATGAACTTGTTCAAAGAATCGCACCTGGTTGAAACAACTGCCACGAACTTCTATTTCTGGCAAAAGAACCATATGGGAGTATGGACCAAGCTGGAACCAAGCTTTAACAGGCTTTAAGACAAACCCACCAATAGGAAGGCCGGTGTATGCCGGTAGAAAAGCCTGATTAATCAGGATCGTGCAGTAACAATAACTTCCCTCGTGAGGAACTGCACTAAAGGTTTTCGAGGGAGGTCGGTGTACCCAGACTTTAATCGGGTGATATTGGTCTCTGGAGAAAAGGGAACACGGTTAGACTGCAAGGTAAGTCTTAATCCTTCATAATTAGAAGGTGGAAGCGGGGTAACTCATTGGGGAGTATTTATAGGTTCGAAACCTTACCCTGAACAATGGCATAAGCCAGAAACAACAAACAAATCTATTATGCAAAAATGGTTCAAATGTGTAGTTCAGTACGTTAAAATTGACGATGACGGACGTGAACGCAAAGTTAGCGAAGCTTACCTGATCGATGCGGTAACTTATACCGATGCTGAAGCTCGTATTATTTCCCAGCTGGCAACTATGGTTCGCGGTAAATTCGTGGTAAAACAAATTACTCAAACGAACATCGTTGAGATTTTCCCTCACGAAGTTGGAGAATGGTGGTTTGTTGGTAAAATCTCAATTGTTACCATCGACGAAAAAGCAGGGAAAGAAAAGAAAATTAGTAATCAATTTTTGATTGCTGCCGATGACATTAAACAGGCTTTAAAACGCCTTGAAGATGGATTAAGCTATATCATGGTACCGTTCACAATTACTTCTCTGGCAGTCAGCAATATTTGCGATGTGTTTCCATACTTCGAGGATACTGTAAACAAACAAATTCCGAGCAACCTGAAACCAATCGTTAAATAATAGTATGGAACTGACACTTCAAAAAGCAAAAAAGATATATCCTCTTTCTCCTGATTGGTTTAAGAAGGAATTAGCTGAAGAATTCGGTGAGAAAAGCTTCAAAACTGACTGGCGCGACATCGAAACCTACGAGGATGCAGTTGAAATGCGTCCAGTTGATGAAGATGACATTATTTACTCTACCGACCGCCCTCATATTGTTGCCTTTAAGCAATTATGCCATATCACAAAAACAGTGAATGGCGAATGGATAGCTGATCTTCCAAATCCTAACCAACGGAAATGGGAGCAAGTTTTTCTTTCCTCGGGTTCGGGGTTCGACTTTTCGTGTTCGTATTCGCACTACGATGATCGTTGCTCGAACGTCGGTTCGCGCCTTTGCGCGGAGACTCAGGAAAAGTCAGATTTCATCGGAAAAACATTCTTACCACTATTTAAATTATTGATAACAAACAAAAATTAAAATCATGACAAAGGAAAAAATAAACCCAAAAGAAGATCAGCAAAAAGTTGATTTCACACAAATGCAATCATTCGAAGATTTCTGCAAAGCACGAAACATTGATCCGACTCAACTTCCCGGAGTGGATAATTTACCCGAAGAATTTCGTGAACCCTTAATCGCTGTTTACCGGATCATGGTTGGAGTATCGGCAGTAAACGAAGGCAAGAAAGTAGACTTCACAAAAAATACTGACAAATACTTCGCATATGCAAGAGTTCTTTCCTCGGGTTCGGGGTTCGACTTTTCGAATTCGTCTTCGCACTACGTTACTCGTGGCTCGGGCGTCGGTTCGCGCCTTTGCACGGACAGTGATGACAAAACGATGCACGTGTTCAAAGTGCTGAATGACGATTACAAAACGTGGTTGATATAATTTGAAATAAACGGTTGTATGCTGCCTATTCTGACGGTTCTTTCCTCAGGTTCAGGGTTCGACTTTTCGAATTCGAATTCGAACTACGATAATCGTAACTCGAACGTCAGTTCGCACCTATGCACAATCATTCGCAGCATAAACCTTGCCCACATGGCAAAAAACAACACATTTTCGAGAGCGTTGGTAACGAAAGTGAAAACGATCTTTTAAAAGCAAAGGCATGAAGCGGATCAATAATTTGTACGGTAAAATAATAAGCATTGAAAACCTTGAACTGGCAGACTCAATAGCCCGGAAAGGAAAGGCAAAACAACCAGGTGTAATTTCTCACGATAAAAACCGCGAAGACAATATTCAGAAATTGCATGATATGCTGATGAATAAGACTTACCGGACATCCGAATATACTACGTTTACAATCTTCGAACCAAAGGAGCGGATCATATTCCGATTGCCTTATTTTCCAGACAGGATATTGCATCACGCTGTCATGAATATTCTGGAGCATGTATTTGTATCCGTTTTTACAACTGATTCATACAGTTGTATCAAAGGCAAAGGCATTCACGCCGCTGCAAGAGCAGTTAAACAAGCTTTAAATGATGTTGAAAACACCAGGTATTGTTTGAAGCTTGATGTTAAGAAGTTTTATCCTTCCGTAGATCATGCCACTTTAAAACAATTGCTGCGCCGGAAGATTAAAGATAATGATCTGCTTTGGCTGCTTGACGAAATTATAGACAGTACGTCGGGGCTCCCTATTGGAAATTACCTCAGCCAATATTTCGCCAACTTCTACCTGACGTATTTTGACCACTGGATCAAAGAAGAAAAGCGGGTTCATTACTATTTCCGCTATGCTGACGATCTGGTAATACTTTCTGACTCTAAGCCCTATTTGCACCAATTATTAGCTGAAATCAGGGCATATCTTAAGGATAATTTGAGGCTGACAGTTAAAGGAAACTACCAGGTCTTTCCGGTTTCCGCCCGAGGGATTGATTTCGTTGGCTATGTCTTTTATCACACGCACACGCTACTCCGAAAAACCATTAAACAGAATTTTGCCCGAATGCTGAAGAAAAATAGAAATGCAAAGTCGATAGCCAGCTATAACGGTTGGGCCAAACACTGCAACAGCAAAAACCTAATGAAAAAGTTATTACATGAACAGTTTTAGTCAATTCAATATAAAAGTAACCTCTCAAGCCTTTGAAGGCGATAAAATTAAGATGTCTAAAATCTTGGATCGCGAAATTATAGTTCACCATTTCAAGATTGTAGAATCAAAGGTTTTCAAAGAGCCTGGATCAGGAAAGTGTATGCATTTGCAAATATCAATTAATGACGAAAAGCATATTGTATTTACCGGAGCATCCGGGCTGATAGATGCAATTATGCAAGTTCCTGAAGACTGCTTCCCTTTCAAAACAATTATTATCAAAGAAAACGAACGGTTTAAATTCACATAACACAAACTTATCTATGGACGAATTCATTAAAAAAGTGGCAGAAATGCGGAGACTTCAGAAGCTTTACTTCAGGAGCAATCATGACAAATTTATCCTGATGGAATGCAAAAAAGCTGAAAGCGAAGTTGACGAATTTCTAAACGTCGGCCAGCTTCCCGAAAAGAAACAGGTGGCTGACGCTGTTCAACCCTCATTATTTCAATAAACAAAACGAGCCCCGCAGTCGGACGAGGATTGCGAGGCTCTAATTATTAACCGTACGGCCACGACATGTCGTGGCCATACCAAAAACGCAACAAAGATGGCAAATAAATCACAAAATGAACAGATCAGGCAACATCTGGAAGCCGGATCAACTATTACTGCACTGGAAGCATTTTATCAATACAAATGCCTTCGCCTTGCGGCACGTATCAAAGAACTTAAAAAAGCAGGATTGGCCATTTGCTCAAGAACTATTGAGATAGAAGGCAAACACTTTTCTCAATACTCGCTCGCAAAGATTTTAATTGTTGGGCTTATCTTTTGCTCTTCGTGTACCTCGCTTAAACCCGGTTGTAAGCTTCAGCATCATTCGGTTTATATCCGTCAGCTCGATAAGCAGTACGAGCATAGCGCCAACTTTTCGTCGGCGCAGATGCAATATAGAAACTGGCATAAACGCCCCATGAAAATGACGAAAGTGCCACTCGTTGAGCTTTACTTTTGATGGATCAGCGGCTACCGGAGTACCGGGTTAAAAAGATAACATTTGAAACGCGCCTGTGCCCAACCTGCCTTGGGAAACGAACCCGAAATATTAACCTCGGAAACAATCAACGCAAAACGGTAAACTGTTCAACCTGTCAGGGTAGCGGACTTTATAAAGATGAACGAGAAACCGATGTAACACTGATAGAAGCCCTAACTGAACTGGGAATACGCTTTATACTACCGGCTACAATGAAGCCAACTGACGAACAAAAATAAATAACAAACAACTATGATCGAACTTACTTCAGGTGACTTTTTAGCCGGTGGCGGCGGAGTTACACACGCAATGAAAAAATCGGGATTGAAAGTGAAATGGGTGCTTAATCACAATCAGATCGCAATCCGTACCAATATGCACAACAACAAAGGAATCAAACATTATCTGGCTAACTTCTATACTCAGGATGAGCATGAGATGGAACCGGTTGACTTTGTTTGGGCATCTATAGAATGCACCCAGCACAGTCGCGCCAACGGTGGCCGTGAGAAGAAAATAGGTAGCTATACTCTTGGATGGGAATTGTTAAGATATGTCAGGTTTTTGCAGCCTTCAGTGATTGGTATTGAAAACGTACCTGAATTTAAAGAATGGGCGCCGCTAAAAGATGGCAAGCCAGACAAAACCAGAAAAGGTGAAGAGTTTGAAAAGTGGAAAGCTGCCATCTGTGCATTGGGCTACGATTACAGCGAATATATTAATAATGCCGCCGATTTCGGAATACCAACGCGTCGGGTACGTTATTTTGCGTTCTTCACAAAATCACACCTTCAGCTAAGTTTTAATTGGCCTGAACCTACACATTCGAAAGATGGTAAAAACGGCCTTCAGAAATGGGTAGCCTGCAAAAGCTTTATCGATTTGACCAAAGAGGGTGAGAGCATTTTTGGCCGTAAGTTTAACCCGAATATTAAGAAGGGTCACCGGAAAGAACTTTGCCCCAATACCCACGAACGCATTGCCGGAGGCATCGACAAGTATGCTCCTGAACTGTCGTTCATCTTCCAGTATTACGGAAACGGCAAAAATGTTCAGAGTTTACAATCTCCTTTAAACGCTGTTACAACAAAAGACCGTCATGTTTTGGTGACTATGGAAAAGCTGAACTTCATCGCCGATCATTGCCACACCAATAGCTATAACTCAGCCAGTGAACCGCTTAACCCAATACTTACCCGCCAGACGAAACAGCTGGTAACCGTTGAAAAACAATTTTTAGGCGATTACTACGGACGGTTCAATACAGCGCATAGTTTAGACGGTCCGGCCAATACCATCACCACCGAAAATTCAAAACATCTGGTTTCGACTCATTTCATCTCGCATCAGTACAACAGCAATGGCAATCCAGTAGCCAACAACCAAAGCATTGATGAGCCATTGAACGCGATCACTTCGGAGCAAAAACAGCAGTTTATATCGCATCATTTTGGAAACGGGAATAACCAGAGCATGGATGATCCAATGAATTCAATTACCACAAAAGAGAAGATTCAATTCATTACGGCCTATTATTCCAGCTCGGGTAAACAAGGCAGCCAGAACCAGAGTATTGACAGCCCTCTAGGCACGATCACAACAGGCACCAACAAACAAGCATTGATCTCGGCCATCGAAAGCGGCGAATTTGATTTTGATATCCGGATGCGATTTCTTGATCCTGAAGAGTTGGGCCTTATCTCCACGTTCCCGGAACGATATTTTACTGATCCGCTACTGAAGCTGACCAAGAAAGAACAAACCAAACTGATTGGCAACGCAGTTCCTCCCGAATGGGCTAAACTGATGATTGAACCGGTTCTATCTGCGCTTCAGGTTGCATTAGAAAAGAGAGAAGTTGTTTAAGATTTTGGAGAATTCGAAATAACACTAATAATTTATAAAGTATGTCACAAATACTTGCAATTGACTTCGACGGCACTTTGGTTGCCGACCGCTTTCCTGAAATTGGCGAGCCCTTATTTTTAGCAATGGAGGCCGTTCGTAAGTTTAAGGAAAACGGGTATAAAATCATTCTCTGGACTTGCCGCGAAGACTCGCCAGAGCGGAACTACCTCACTGAAGCGATTGAGTTTTGCCGTGCCAACGGACTTGAATTCGACGCGGTAAACGAAAACACACCCGATAGCCCCTTTAACCTGTTAGGCAAAAGCCGAAAGGTATACGCAGATTTTTACATAGACGATAAATCGCTGCAACCCAACTGGGAAGCATATTATAAATAAACAGATATGAAAAAGATTATTCATTTTTTTAATCACGAAATTTGGCACCAATGCGCCAAGTGTGGCCGTTGGTTCGACCGTCGTATGTGTGGCGACAATTGCCCCGATTGCGGAACCTCAGTAAATGCCATGCCATGACAAAGGAACAAAAACCACGCTACCGACGACTTGACCTGATTAACTGGATGCCAGTTGGCGAACAAAAACGAATTGCACGGCGGTTGGGAATTTCGAGAGGTTACGTTTCGTCGGTGTTAAATGGCAAACGTAACCAGGATAACGACAATGGTATTAATATCATTCGCCTGGCCGAACAGGCAGTGGCCAAAGAACGCTGCAAACAGGTGAGAAGATAATTTCATATATTTGACAATAATCACTAAAACCAATCATCATGGAAATAATTTTAATCTCCGTTGTAGTTACTCTTATTGTTATTGCTGTTATACGGGAATTGGTAACCTGGTACTTTAAAATAAACAGAATCGTGTCGCAAAACGACGAAATTATTCGGCTGCTCGAAGTTATTGCATACGAACAGGAAGATGAACCGAAAGATGAACCTGAACTGGAAATAGTTGAAACCAAGAACGATGAAAAAAAGGCTATATATTCCAGGCGTATTTAACCTGTTTTTGCAAACTTTTTACAACCGCTGTGTTAATTCGCAGCGGTTTTTTTTAATTTTGTTCAAAACCAAATTGATGCGCGGAGAACAGGCACTTTATTTACCCTACTTTTGTGACGAATCCGACAACCAACCAACCGGGCGAGGCCGTTCTAACACTCTTATCCTCCGACGCGATCGAAAGCTCATCCTCCGCTATTATTTCCACACTTACTTCAAACGACTGAAATACGACGACACAATCCGGCAGTTGATCCTTGAATTTGATTTGGCCGAACGAACCATTACTGACAGACTGCAAATGAACAATGATCAGATTAATGATTTGATGAAAGCACGGCCAATGGTACACGAGCTTAAAAAAGAAGTTCCTTTTTTTGCATGGTAGAGACGTACGATCGTGCGTCTCTACATCGTTCATGCCTCTTCCTCAAACGCAGTTTCCCATACCTGGCGAATTACCTTCAGGTTGTCATCCCGTTTTTCGGTTGTTTGGCTTTTCCGGCTGAAGCCAGATACTTCGTCATCGCTCCACCCTTGTAAGGCCGTAAAGCAGGCGTTTACCGTGTCGTATCGGCTTAGTGCTTTAGTTTGTATCGCTGTTGGAGCTGCGCTGTTAGTTTGGCCAATGGGCTCAAATGCCAGGCGAATAGTAATCCGGGCGTTTACCATTTGCAGTGTTCCGTCCTCGTCGATGTCTTCACATTTCGGATACTCTACATCGATCAATGCGCAGGGGAATGCAACGGCAGGTTTCAATTCAAAAAATTCGAGCTGCCCGTCTTCCATGTCAATCCAGCGGAGTGCAGGAACCGTTTTTAAGCGGGCTACGGTTTTTAAATAAATGTCTTTCATATTCTAATTTATTCGTTAATGATTCCAACAATACGACCGTGAATTTTCTCGTTCAGCCGGTCACTGTGCCCCATAAATTTGCGCATAGGTATTACGATATCCAGCTGTGTTTTTTTAGTCATGGCCAGCCTCCGGTAAAAGTTTATTTCTTCGCTTTTACCCTGATTAAAAGTTGACTTATTCAATCCCTTTTCAGTTGCCGATTTAGCCGATGTCATTCCTGCTTTATAAGCCTGCGCCCATGCCCACCGTCGCATGGCTGGCGTTACTTTGGGGTGAAGAGTTCCGCCTTCGTTGTGAACCTTAGCATACGGTACATTTTCGTTTCCTGCGCTGATTCGCACTTTATTGAAAGCTACCAGCGACGGACGTATGGAGTTGACTAATTCAGATTTACGTACCAACAACGAACCTTTACGCACAACCCGCTTGGTTTGCGGCCACGGATTTCCGTCCCATTCTTTGGTTTGAAACCGCTCTTTAAAAAACTCGACAGCAGTTTCGGCCACGACATTCGGAACGATCATTCGTATCTTCAGTTCGAGCGAGGCAATGAATGAATCTAAATCTTTGTATCTCATCGTTTCTGAATTAGCAATCCGGAACGGTACTGATTAATTTCGGACTTGGTTAAATTCAGCGGGAACCATGTTTTTACCTTATTCACCGTTCCGTTCTCGATTTGGCAAACCACCACCAAAATTTCATCGGTATAGTATTTAATCAAGACTACATTGTCCAACTTCTTACCGTTTATCCAGACTTCGGCAGGCTCAGTCAACGTTTGTTTCAAGGCGTCGAGGTAAGCCGCTTGTGCCGCTTTACTTCCGGTTGTATGCGCCTTAAAGCTTTCGGCAGTCATCACCAGGTGCCGGTTATTGTAATCCTTAAGTATTAAATCGCCTACCTGCTTATCCTGAGCGTTCCACCAGGCTTGAGCTTCACCTTCGTATTTTGAAACCGCGTTTAAAGCTGTTTTCATTTCCGTTGAAATACTCTTTAAACCATAGTCAGGAGCCAATAAATCCGTCAGGCCTTTTGAAGCCTTTCCCGGAAACTTTTTCATGTACATCTGGTTGCTCGTGAAAACCTGTTTCAGGTCAGCGCGGTTAACTCCCCATCCTTGCGCCTCCGCTTTCTTAAATTCGGCGGAATCGAAATGATCCTGCGCTAATTGCTGCATAGCATTAATATCAATCTGCCCGGCTTCGCTCCGGGTACGAGCCAATACATAACAGCGATCGTTCCAGTCGATAGGCGGATAAAGCTTTTTCCATGCCGGATCGTTAGCCGGAAGGATCAGCCCGTGAAGCAATATGTGCGACTCGCGTACCTTTCCATCGTTCTGGGTGGTGAACTGCCAGTAAGGAAAAATATCAGTTTGAGCCAGCAGGCGGTAATACGTGGCCGTACTCTCAGCTACCAGATTTGCGGTAGTGTATTCCGTTTCAGCCCACGTTTTATTGAAAATGTCGTGCTTTGGCTGTGCCAGCTTCAGGAAGTCTTCAAAGCTTTTCGATTCACGAAAGATTGAATTTAAGTCCTGGCATTCGGCCAATGTTTTGGCTGCGCTGAAATGGAACAAATTAAGCTCCATGGCCGTTTGCGCCACTTCGCTGGTAAAGCCATAATCGAAACCGATATCGGCCAGTTTAATGCGATCATTCGCCCAACCTTTCCGGAAACTGCTGATCAGTTTACCGGCAGTATGATTAAACAGCGGTATGTCGAAATCAGGCCGTTCGGAATAAAACCGTTTTAAAAAATCATCGTCATTGAATTCAGATGTGTCGGACAGGTTAATCGATGTGAGGTGATTTCCAATTTTCAAAGCCTCGCTCCCCGAGGCCGAAACGAAAAAACTAGCGAGCCCTTTCCAAAAGTTTTTTTGATCGCGCAGTTCTATTGCGCCATCGTCGTTAAGCTTTACTTTTTCTTTTGGAGGTTGCTTGCCTTTCTTTGCCGGATCGACCGCTGGTTCTGTCGCTGGAGGTACAGGAACAGGCGGTTGCTTTTTTCCTCCACCATCTTCAGGTTTCGGAATTCCGTAAGTCTCATAAAAATAGTCAGCTTCAATTTCGACAAGTTTATCCAATGCCGTATCGATTGAAATCCGATCTTTTAACTTAATTGTTTCGCCTAACTCCGGATACGCAAATGTTCCACCGGTAACTTTAAAGCCTCGCGCCTCGAGTCGTGGTAATACTTCAGTGTTTAGAATTGTTTCAACAAAAATACGGTCGTCAGCATGTATGCCATCTTCAACGCCCTGGTGAACTTCGCCCAAAGAGCGTGCGCCTTTATCTCCCTGCACGGTTGTCATGGTTTGCCCTAAAATACCAATTAGGATCTCCTCATTACAAGCCTTCCGCAAATTGTCGTATAATGCACCGTCGCCGGTTGAATTATTGGCAATGTATTCCAGATCGGTATTTTTTGGAACGGCAGCATAAGCAGCTGATCCGGCTTTATCTAATGCCTCAGTTAGCTGAATCCTGCCAGCTTCATCAAAGCTATCATACTTACCCAAACGGAAGGGCATTCCGAACAGTTCGGCAAATTGCGCCCAGTCTCCAAAATTGCCGCGCTTGTATATTACATACGGTACTGCTTTTAGTATTTCGCCAAATTTTTCTTCACCTTCAACGGCTATTAGGAAAGGATCATCGAGGTAACTGATCCCGAAATCGTCACCCTCATTAAATCCGATCACTTTGTTCTTTGTATTGATGTGAGTTCTTGGAATACTCCAACAATCGAAAAGCTTATCGTACGAAGTTTCGAGAACGGTAATACCCCACATTTCAGCCAATATGATTTCTTTCAGAAGTTTTCGGAAAGCTTTGGTCTTAATCAGGTCGTTTATTTCAGGAACCTCCTCATTATTGATGGTAAACGTCAACCCGGCATTGGTTATTGGTCGTACTCGTTTCCCAATCGCATTTGATAAAGTTGGGTCCATTAATATGTCTTCGTACAGGTTATATAATAGTGTTCGACGACCGTTGTCGGCACTCTTAAGAGCTAGGCGCCATTTATCAATGCTTTGCGTTTGCCGGTTGAGTGTTTTAATGACCAGCTGGTTAACAACAATACCTTTCGAGGTATCGGTTATCGTGTCTTTTTTTCGGGTTACCATATTAGTAATGTTGAATTCGTTTTGGATTACTGCCGTAGCTTATTGTGCCTGGATTGGTTTCGCTGATTGCATTTTTAGGGAGATCAGGAGTAATGTTTCCCTTTTGTACTCCCTTCAGCCAGGCAATTGCTGCATCGTAGCGTTTCTGGCGCATATCGAAGTCAATACCCGGATTAGAAAGGTTAATCAGGTGCCATACGGCGATATCTTTTACAAAAATCAAAAGCAGCGCGTGGCGCGAAGTTCCTGATGCACCAAAAATACTTTCCGTATTATAATCGCCTAAATAGCTTTTAGCCTCGGCGATAGCTCCGTCGACAGCAGCTGTCACTATAGTATCATCGTCGCGGGTGATCACATCTACATTTTCGCCGTAGAGATGGGTTTTTAATTCTTCTTGAGTAAGGAACATATTTTAATCTTTTAATGATTGAACAATGCCAAGCTTAATCAGCCGCATACCGCTGTATTTGGTTTTCAGCAGATCGTAAGCAAACGATGCAACGAACCCGGTCTGCGTATCGAAAAAGGCGATAGCTCCAAGCTTTGTAACATTGATGTGCTGCATAAATACCTTTCCATGCCTGCGCTTTGTCTGAATGTCGCACCGGTTTAAGATGAGATATTGATTTTCGAGAAAATAAACTTTGTAATGCTTACCTGTTTTCAGATGCTTTTTATTTGCCATTGCAATGGCTTTTAAAAGCGCAGCCGGGCGACCCTTATAGCGTTTATACTCGTTCAGGAAAAACCTGACAAGGGGTGAAGTAATCCATAGCCAGAATGAAAGTAAGATTGATTTGATTTTCATATTAATAGCGTTTAGAGTTTCGTTGATGTTTGCCAAAGGTGAACGACCCGGTTTGTTGCATTTCTTTTTCTTTTAATATCCATTCGCCGCCTTCAATACAGTCGGGGCCGTCGCATGGTGATTTGAGTTGTGGAGAAATTAAAAGGAATTGCTCTTCGAGGCGTTTCATGTGAGGATTGCCCTTTTCGTCTTCATTAAAAATCAGGTTTCCCAAGCGGTTTAATGGTTCGAGGTTTCCCTCGATACGGGCAAATTTATCCGGCTTTTTCCGTTCGTCCGGAATAATGCCAATTGAATAACCTTTTTCATGTGTAGCGGCCACAAACAGCGGAATAAAAACCTGATCATAAAAAGGGTCTTGAAGCGAGTTGTTTTCAATGTAGTTGTAAAGCTGGGTTCGCTCCCTGACATATTCTTTCAGGTCGTAATACCAGCCCACATATTCAGCATTGACAACTTTATCCAAAAAGCCTGTAAAAACGTACGTTTTACCCTCAAGCTTTCCCATAAGGAAAAGAGCCTTATTGCAACCGGCTTTATTTTTGGCATTGCTGGGAGCAGGGTCGCCGTAAGCAACCAGATACTTGAATTTGTGGAGAGCCGGAACCTTACCCCAGTGCATTTCCTTAAATGTTTCGCCTTCGGTAAGCGGGTTGTTCATATACTCAGCCTGATAAGCAGCGGTACTGATCTTCGATTTAATACGTGCAATATTTTCCGGACTGTTTTTTTCAGGCCAGGTACTGTTACCATTTTTATCTTCGAGATTCACCTTACTCACGTGGTCAGCTTTGAGCATCGCCCGGGCAACACAGCAATCTTTTGCAATAAGGTTACCCAACCAGATAACCTGCAATGCTTTCGAAACCGATCGGGTTGGAAATACAGCCTTTTCGAACCAAGTCCAACGCTTCTTAATAATCTCCTCATTACGAACGTCCGAATCGGTATCAATATCCGAGATAATAATTTTATCCGGACGAACTTCCTCGTTTCTCGATCCGCGAGGAGACTGATCGGCACCAACGGCGAGGAATGAAACGCCCTGCGTAGTTGTGAAATCGCCATATGCCCATGATCCCGGATTTTCCTGAACGCCGTAGTCGTTAATGATCCGTTCGTTACTCGTTAGGTTGATCCGGTATGGTTCAAGTAATTCGCCCGCTTTATCGTTACTGTTCGAAATGAAAAGTATATTTTTCTTTTTACGGGTAAGCGCCTGGTGTAGTGTGATGATCATTTCATTGACGTCTTTCGCAAGCTCACGTGCCCAAACCCTCGACTCGTACCATTCGTCGTTTTCGAGTTCGCGCTTTTCTGCCCGTTTGTGAAAAGGTGCCGATGGTGCATAACAATACTTCGGAAAGTAGTACATCTTCCAGTCTTCGAAATTTGCTTCCAGTCGGGCGATTCGCTTTTTACGATCAGCGTCACTTTCGTTGGTTTCGGCTGCTACCGAAGCGATAAAGCTTTCGTAGTATCCGTCCCACTCGCGCCCCGCCTGCCGGTCACCCGGTTTTAATACTGACTGAGCCATCGGTTAGCGTTTTAGGATGTCCTTAATAAAGTCGTTGAACAGCCCGGCAATTTCCAAAGCTTTGGTGTGGTTGAACGGGCGGTACCACGTAAGAAAGCGTTTCGATACTTCAACCACATCGGCGATACTGGCTTCAGTTTCCATCGTCTTAATCGCTCCTGAAAGTTTAGAAATCGTGTCGGCTTGTTTCGAATCGGCGTAGCGTTCGCCTTCGGGCTTTTTCTGGATGCTTGAGGTAAGTTCATCGAGCTGCATATACAAGCGGCTCAATTGCGACTGACGGGTAATCAGCATCGATTGTTTCAACCGTTCCCAACCGTATTTTAAATACCATTTATTCATGGTAACGGTTGAAATTCCCACCTTGATAGCTGCCTCTTTTTGGGTATAACCCTCTTTGCAAATTAGTGATTCAGCCCATTCTCTTTTCTGATCGTTGGTTAATCCGGACATCTTATTTACTGCTTTGGTTGATCAAAATTGCACTATAAATAAGAGGTGTAAAAATCAATGTGACATCATGTCCTTATTGCTGCCGTTTTGTCTCCTTTTTACTTACGTACCGTGTCTGGTTGATTTTCAGGGCATTATAAAACAGTTTAAGTTTGCTCATCGAATTACCCGAAATAGGGCTCAACAAACTAAAAACAGAAGCATGTAATGGCAAAGATTAAATCATTTGTACTTCACGACGAATCGGTTAACACAAAAGGATTCCGAATGCTTACTGCGGGATGCAATCTCGAAGAGTTAATTAAAAATCCGGTTATGCTTTATATGCATAACGACTGGACGCGCCCTATTGGCCGATGGGAAAATATCCGTATTGAAGGAAGTCAGATTTTAGCCGATCCTATTTTTGATACTGAAGACAGACGTGAGAACGGTGGCGCTGAAGTATCGTCGCAGGTTGAGCGTGATTTTATCCGTATGGCTTCTATCGGTTCATGGCCACCAGAGGAAGTATCATACGACGAATCAGTCATGATGCCTGGTCAGCTGTTGGCAACTGTAACCAAATGGACGGCTCGCGAAGCCTCCATCGTTACAATCGGATCGAACCACAACTCTATGGTTTTCTACGATCGGGAAACCGGAAAACAAATTGAATTAAATGACCCGTCAGCAATAATTAAACTGATGGACTCTACTCCAAAAATTATCAATCCTAAAAATAAACAGATGGATGAATTAGCTCAGATTTTGAATCTGGCAGATACGGCTACACCAGTAGAACGAACTGCCGCCGTTAAAGCCATTATCGCCGAACGCGATGCGCTGAAAACTGCAAACGAAAGCTTGACCGTTAAGTTGAGCGATATCGAAACTGCCGCCGAAACTGCAAAGAAAGCTGAAGCAATTACTTTGGTTGATACAGCAATCAGGGAAGGCCGCATCGATGCAAAAGCAAAAGACAACTTCATTAAACTGTTTGATGTTGATTTCGAATCGGCAAAAGCAACCATTGAAGCAATCCCTCAGAGACAGTCTATTCAAAGCCAAATCCAAACCGGCGATAAAGATGCCATTGAACTGGCCGACCTTACTGCAAAAAGTTGGGACGAGATTGACCGTAGTGGTAAACAGGAACTCCTGAAAACCAAATACCCTGACTTGTATGAAAGCAAGTTTGAAACAAAATTCGGAAAGAAACCCTCTAAAAAATAGGAATTATGTGGATTAAAAAAAATCAGGACGGCTCATCGAGCTCGTTCAATTTCATCCCGCCAACCGGCGCAGGCGAACAGGTAACCGAAGTGTTATTCCCAATTGCCGAAAAACAAGCTCCTGAATACGGTGCAGTACTGGACGTTGACATCAAACAGATGGATACTTTCCTACAGCCGGAAGAGTTGACCGGAAATGTAACTATCGATTTAGTCATCGATGAACAGGTAACTCCTGGTGCAAAATTGCACGTGAAATTAGTTGCTGACGAAACCGAGCGTACCGTAACCTTAGGTGACGGTTTTGACGCTGAAGCTCCCGAAGTGGTAGTACCCGCAAACGGTACCGTATTCGTTTCATTCGCTTTTGATGGAGCTGGATTTGTTCCGGTTTTCTCAACTGCAAAAGTTGAAGCTGATGTTACTGCTCTTGCAGGTCGCGTAACCGCTTTGGAAAACGCATAGTTCTAAAATCAATTTAATTCTTTATACACAATGAAAAGACGTATTTCCCTTAAAAGTCTGATAATGTCGCTCATGTTTGCGATGCTTTCAGCGTTCGCGTTCGCCTCGGTGGCCGCAGTTCCCTTTATTCCGTTGGCTGGCGGATTATTTGCAGCTTCATTTCTTCAGATGCCAGGCGGCGCAGCCTTCGAAGGCATACAGAAAGAAATCTGGATAAACGATATTGTTGGCAACCTGTTTAAAGCTAATCCTCACCTGAATTTCGCTATGAACGCTGACGCATTTGTGCTTTCGGGTAAAGTGGTTCACATACCTAACGCAGGATCGAAACCAGCAGTAAAACGTAACCGTGAGAATTTCCCGGCAACTGTAACCCTTCGCCAGGATACCGATATCACCTTTGTATTAGACGAATTTACTTCTGATCCTATTAAGATCGAAAACGCCGATAAATACGAAGTATCGTACGACAAACGCGCCAGCGTATTGAGCGAACAGTCAGCCGCTATTAATGAATTAGTAGGCGATTGGTTCTTCAGGTATTGGGCTCCAACTTTGGCAACCAACATTAAACGCACTACCGGTGCTGCCGTTGCAGGACATTACGGAACCGGAAATCGTAAAGCTGTTACCGTGGCCGATGTGAAAGCCATGAAAAAATGGATGGACAAACAGAATATCCCTTCTGACGGACGTGTAGCTTGTTTAGATGCCGATATGATGGATCAGTTTACTGACGATTTGAGTATAACTCAAGAACGTGAGTTCTCTAAATACTACGACGCTACAACGGGTGTAGTTGGTAAGTTATTTGGGTTTGTCTTCCTTGACTCACGTGCTACAGTATTGCGTTATACCAACGCCGCCACTCCGGCTCCTATTGATCCTGATGCTGAAGCTGCAAACACCGATAACGGTGCCTCGCTATTCTGGCATAAAGATTTAGTAGTTCGCGCACTTGGAGAAAAAGAATTCTTCGAAAATCTGGGCGATCCACAGCATTACGGCGATATCTATTCTGCATTAGTTCGCATGGGTGGTCGTATTAAACGTGGCGACGGTAAGGGTGTATTTGCACTGGTACAAGCTACCTAATAACCGAATAAATTGAAGGACTGATTTTACTCAGTCCTTCAATAACTCAAGCTCGAAAAAACAATCATGAGTATTCAACTATGAACAATCAGCTGGCATACATAAATCTTATTCCGGAAAACCGCGAAATGTTCGCACTGAAGGTGACCGAAATAGCAAACCGCTTAGGCATACAGGCCAACTGGCTCATGATTGTTTTTTATATCGAAACCGGAGCCGCAGTATACGGCCAGATTAATCACCGCATAAAAAACGCGCTTGGAGCAACCGGTTTATTGCAATTTATGCCTCGCACACTGTTGTCGATGGGTTTAACTTCTGATGTGATCTGCAATATGAGTAATGTTCAGCAGCTGGAAGTTGTTTACCGATACCTGGCGCCTTATGCCAGCCGCATAAAAAGCCTTACTGATTGTTATTTGGCTGTTTTGTTTCCTGTAGCAATGGGAAAACCCGAACAGTTTGTATTGCAAACAGCAACGCTGTCGGCTCAGAAAGTTGCCCGATGGAACCCGTTGTACGATCTGAATAAGGATATGCAAATCACGGTTGGCGAGGTTAGTACAAAACTAAAAACCTTTATTCCCCCAGGTATAGCAGCATGATGGATTACGGATTTGGAGTCTGGAGCATGGTTTCGACCATTGTTGCATCTCTTTTAGGAGGCGGTTTTGTTGGTGGACTTTTAACATGGAAGGCTCAGAAAAAGAAAGCCGACGCAGAGGCCAAAGGTGCCGATGCAAGTGCCGAAAGTACCGAGCTTGACAATGTTGAAAAAGCGATTAAAATTTGGCGAGATATTGCAGAAAGTTTGAAAAACCAACGAGACGATGCACTTATTAATTATGAGGTTCTGGTAAAAGAGGTTTCAGGGTTAAAAAAATCGATTCGTTGTTTAACCGCAACTAATCAAAAGATATTGAGATTGCTTGCAAGTATATCGCACGAAAACTTTGAGATCGTTGCCAAAGAAATTCAGGATGAAATTGAAAAAGCGGATAAACAAGATGTATAAGTTTTTTTTCATAGTAATAAGTTTGTTGGTCATGTTTTCGGCCTGCCGCTCGACCCGGCAGGTTGTACAGCAAACCAAAAGCGACAGTACGACGGTTTCGTATCGTGAGGTTGAAAAAACTATACACATTGAAGGTGATACGTTAAAGACGAATATGCAGGCTCAGCTTAATAAGCCAACTGAAAATGTCGGATCGGAAGAAAAACCGGAATTTACCCCACAGACTCAAACTCTCGAAACCAAGCGCACAAAAGTTACAATTGAGCTCACTAAAACAGGTGAAATCAAGGCTACTGCTGTAAGCAAGGATATTGAAGAAAAAGTTACCGTTCAGGAAAAAACGATATCGAACTACAAAAGCGAAACAACAGAATACCAACAAAAGGAAAGTTGGCTGGCGAAAGCCTGGCACACTACGAGGGGTTGGATGATAGGTATTCTGTTTTCGCTTGTATTTATGGCCGTAATTGTAACGGCAATTAAATTGGGTTTCAATCCCTTTTCATGGATAATAAAATTGTTTTCTAAATCATAAATCATGAGTGAAAAAAGATCAATTGGCTTAAACGCCATATTAATTGGAGCCATTGCCGTAGACGGTGGTATGGCTGCCGACGGCGACCTTGCTTCTGTTGGAGTAACCTTTCAGGACTCTTGTACACTAGCTCAGGAAACGCCTGAAACTAACCCAATTTACTCGGAAGAAAACGCCGATGCTGAAGAGATAATTATTGGCACAACCAAAAAAACTCTTGAGTTTGAAATTATCAACACATCTGCTGCCGCTTGTAAAGCCGCTTTTGGTGGAGAAATAACCGGCGAAGGCGATGCCGAGGTTTGGGAAGGCCCACGAGATTCGGTAATTATTGAGAAATCAGTTCGTATTAAAACAAAAACAGGCGAAAATATTGATATTCCGCGTGTAAAGTTTGCCAATACGATGCAGTGGAAGTTCTCGAAAAAAGATGTTAACCGCATCAAATTTGTTGGAACTATTTTAGTTCCTCTAAAAGCAGGTGTGGCACCAATTAAGAAGTACAAAACACCGGCAGGAGTATAATGGACGCTAACGCTATTCAGCGGAAAGCAGCCGAAACATTTCTCGAACGCGGGGTAAGGGTTCCACTACCCGCCCCGCGTTTTTTGCGGCTGTTCGGCAAAAAGACGGTGAACGTAGTAATACGCCAACCATACCTGAGAACGCTGTTCACGGCCTCCGAATTGGCACTATCAGACGGTTTTTCACTCGATGGTCTTGATCAGGGACAAACCGATGCTGCTCTTGAGCTGATAAACAAACACAGTAAAACAGCGGCGCGAATTGTAGCTGTTTATTTCCTGAATGGGAAGTGGAAAAACAGGTTGTTTTCGAAACGTGTCGGAAGTTGGTTGTTTTCGAAACTTACCAATCAGAAGTTACTTGAAATAACGGTTACCATCGTTTTGATGAGCCGCTATCAGGATTTTACGAGTTCTATCAGATTGTTCAAGCAGATGAGTCTGACGACGATGATGCCAAAGAATCTGAGTCCGGAAGAAAAGGGGAGTCAAGAGGCCGAACAGTAGGACTCCATAGCCCCTGGGGAATGATCTGGAGCATTTGCGAGGCTACCGGATGGACGTATCAATACGTGATGGACGGTGTGTCGTGGATCAACATTAAAATGATGCTGGCAGATGCTCCCCGCTATGTTTCAGGAAACCGAAAAAAGAAAGACGAAGATTTCCTCGATGATTTTTGCGCTGAATAATAAAGTAATACAAAGAAATGCCCTACCTGGCTCTCGATATTGATGGGACTGAATTGATTTACGATTGGAAAGACCAACCCGACGAGAACGGATACCGGAATTTTATACGGTTGCCTTCCGGGTCAATTAAAAAACTAATTGGCCGCGACTTGAGAAAAAGCGAAATGCCTGTTGAATTTAAAAACGCAAAAGATGAGTAACAGCATTGATCCTGTTGAAATTGATTTTGTACTGAAGCATACCAACGTTGCGGCAGAGGGCGCAAAGATGAAAGCCGAGATCAGCGGCGTTGTTGACCACACGAAGGTTGCTGCAAAAGTAATGTCTGATGCGATGGGCGACTTTGCCACGCAATCAACAAAGGAAATGAAGCAGGCAATTGCCATTCAGAAGCAGTCTATAAAAGAACTCCAGCAGTCAATAAAAGAGATGACTCTTGAGGCCGGCAAGGGAGGCGGAAATTATAAACAAAACTTAGCTGCAAACGGACTTCTTTCAACGGCTAAAGCAGACTTAGTTGCAGAGCAGGGTGCATTAATAAATATGCAAAAAGAGCTTACTCTTGCTAATGGAAAGGAGGAGGTTTCTCAAACTTCTTTAATCGGCAGCGTTGGTCGTTGGGCCATTGGGTTGTTTTCTGTTGTAGCCGCAATGAAAGTGACGAAAGATATTCTTGAATCAACCGAAGCCACTTCGCACAAATTTGAGCAGGGTATAAACGCTGTAACTACTGCGACTCAGTATTTCTTCAAGGCAATTGCTTCAGGCGATTGGAGTAACTTTTGGGAGGGCATGGAAAAGTCTGTTGCCGGTGCCATTAAGTTAACCGACGAAATGGAAAAAGTTGAGCGCAGAAGCATTGAGCAGGAGGTTAAAGGAGCCGAAGCAAGCAAGAAGATTGCCGAACTTCGCGCTGGTACTTTTGACAAAGGCGTTGAAAACAGAGATAAACTGATTGAAAATACCAAACAAATTATTGAAATTCAAAAGGCTGATTTTTCCAATCAGGCAGCAATAGCCACCAAAAAGTATGAGATTACCCGTAATCAAATGGCACTTGAAAATAAGATGTCGGCTGACAAAATAGAAGCATTAACCTTTGAATATACTAAGAATCAGGAAATTTTAGAGCTTGGAGAAAAGTATAATGCCGCTCAAAAGAAAATAGGCACTGGTGGTAAGGCTGAATATTTCAAACGTACACGACCCGGAAAATATAATGAAGTTCAAACCGAAATAGCATTGATTAACTCGGAGTTGCAAAACAGCTTCCAGATGACCGGCGAAGATGCCGGAAAGTTGGCCGCTAATTTTGAGAAACCAACGCTTAAGGCTCTCAAAGGACTGGCTGATCTGAAAAAGGTTCAGACCGAATTGGAAGGTCAGGCTCAAATTGGTAGTCGTAGAGACGAAAATTTGTTGGCTACCGCAATCAATAAAAAAGAAGCTGAAGCGACAGCAGCTGCCAAGAAAGCCCAGGAAGATGCCAATACGCTTTCGAAAAAACAAATTGACTATGATTCTGAGATAGGTCGCCAGCGAATCAGCAACCAGATCGAAATTGAACAAACGCTGCTGAATGCCAAAAAAGATAGTGCTGAAAAACAGCGTCAGCAAGCCGAATTGGATTTCCGCAAAACGTTGGTCGATATCGCCAACCAGAAAGAGAACCAGCTGAAGAAAATGAACGAGGCCAATGGTGGCATCGATCTCAAAACAGGCAAAAAAACTGATAAGTATATCGCTACACTACCTGAGGCTGATCAGGCTCAAATTGATGGTAAAGTAATAGCGGCTGAAGAATTAAAAAACAGCACGATTGACAAGATCAATGAAAAAGAGGCTGAAAAAATTAAGCAAATGTGGCAGGAAGTTACCGACTACCGGCTAAAGGGTATTGAAAAGGAAAAAGAAGCGGTAAAGAAGTATTACGACGATATGGAGAAACTAGCTAAAAAGGCTGGTGACACTGCTTTATTAGCTGCAATTGTGCCACTCCGGAAAAAGGCCAATGATGATATTGACCGTAAATACGCCCTTGAAGAATTAGACTTTCAAGAAAAAATTGAAACGCAGAAAAATGAGATACATGCAAAAGGACTTAACCGGCAGTCTGCGCTTGAGAAGGCAAATTTTGAAACCTGGGTAAAATATCAAAAACAGAAGCTTGAACTTTTAAAACAGTCATCCGATCCAAAAGACAAAAAGGCTGCTCAATTATTGGATAACGAGATCACGATAAAAACAAAAGAGCAACAGCGCAAATTTATTCAAGAACAGCTCAATTCTATTGCTGAAATTTCGGGGTATGTAGATCAAATTACCGAAAAATATGCCGAGCAACTGGGACTGACTAAAGACCAGGCTCAGGTGTTAAAATCGGTAAGTGGATATGCCAAAGGAGTGGCCGAAATCGCATCTGGTAACGTAGTTGGTGGAGCATTTAGCCTCATATCGTCAACGCTCGATCTGTTTGTTAAGGCCCCGGTTAAAATATCGGAGCAGTTCGAGCATGTATATGAGCAAATAAACAAAGTAATCAAATCGCTCGAAATTGCCGAAAAGTCGCTTTCGAATATTGGTCAGGATAGTTCGCTGTTATCTCTCCGGATCGTTAAATCTGAATTGTTATCGCTTGCCGATGATGCCAAATCGTTGAATGACGAACTGGCCAAAAGTTCAACGGGTCGCCGTCGTGCTACAGACATGAACTTGCCTGCTCAGGACTTGGTTAAGCAGGCCGTTGATCTGAACGCTGAGATTGATAAGCTATCGAATAGGTTACTTCAGGGAGACATTTCCGACGATCAGCGAAAGGCCATTGAAGCCGTTTTGGACAGCTATAACGAACTGCTCGCAAAGATTGATGCAACAGTTCAGGATATCACCGGCACAACAGTTAGCGACTTGAGTCGCGGTTTGGCCGATGCTTTTCTTTCGGGCGAAGATGCTGCTGAGTCTTGGGGCCAAAAGGTTGATGATATTATTAAAAATGTGATATCCCGTCAGCTTACTGCCCAGCTATTAACCAAGCCAGTTACTGACGCTGTAAATATCCTGGTTAATGACTCAGGTGACGGATTAACTACCGACGAAGCTGCCAAATTTAAAAAGTCGATGGATGATTTATACGCTTCAACGGCCCCGGCATTTGCGGCAGTTCAGCAAGCTCTACAAACGGCTGGCTTTAATATTGGGAATAATTCGAGTTCGGCTGCAACAGGTATCTCGAGATCAGTTACTGAAGATACGATGTCAGCCTTTATTGGTATGATTACGGCTGTCCGGATTGACATTAAAAGCATTCTGGTGAATATGGCAGCTGGTCAGGATGATGTAAGTAAAACGCTGCTATATATGAAAGAAATTGCGGAAAATACTAAACCGATCTATCGTTTGAAAGCCATTGAAGAGGGTATTACCAAAATGAACCAAACATTAACAGACAAGCTATGACCATTGACGGCACCAATATTTCAGCATTCGGGCTTAAGGTTTTAAACCTGGACGATTTCTTCAATCTTCCGGCACGAAAGAAAATATTAACCGTTCCGGGAACCGAGGCCAAAGACATTGTTTTCCAACCAAAAACGGCATCGATACCACTACTGGGAAGATATACCAATGCCGGTGACTTATTAGCCAAATTAAACGCTTTTGAAACGTTGTTGAAAGCGCAATTAAATCACACCATTGAACTGGTTGGACATAATGAGACCTTCAATGGAGTATTCGATAAAGGTTTTGAAGTAATTAGCTACAACGGCGGCAAAATAGCCAAAGTAATGATATCAGTAACCATAACCGAATGAGCTGGAAACTTGACGATATAGACTTTAAGAACTACGGCGTTGTTGTAGTAAAAACATCCGGAGTACTGGATATGCCTAAAATTTTCGATGAGTCAACCGACTGGCTCGATGAGAATGGGCGCGACTATTGGCAGGATGCCGCTGACGTGAAATACCAGGATCGGGAAATATCATTAAACTGCTGGATAAAAGCAGCCGGGTACGAAGAATTTAAAACCAAAGTAGCTGCTTTTTATGCTGCGCTGGTGGCTCCTGGTGAACGAACGCTGACAACTGTTTACGGCAACGAAATTGAACACGTAACTGTTCAGCAGGCCATACAGATGACTCGCAAAACGTCTTACGTCAGTTCGCTGCAAATTGGCATGTTTACCCTTCGCCTAACTGTTGCCGGTGATATCGACTTTTATCAGCTTCACATTTCACGAACATACAGCAATAATATTATTGCTACGGTTTTAACCCGCGACTTAAAAGTTCAAAAAACCTTGCAGGGTGATTTTTACGCGACCTTCTCATTCGAAACAAATCAAAAGTTAGATATCCGGTTTTTCGATGATATAAGTATCAGTTCAAACGGATCGAGCCCAGATCGCTTTTACTTTGAGTCGGAGCCTAAACCTAAGAAGATCTCGAACAATAAGTTTGTTTATAACATCAGGGCCAATCATATGGGAAACTGGCTTTCTCATTCTGATTTCCTGAACGATCTGGGCGAATCAGACTTTTCGTACTTCGCTAACTTCGATGAGATTATTACCCTGATTTGTAACAATCACGGACGAGACTATTATGCCCGTAAATTTTTCAAGGGAACCATTGATACTACTGAACGCCGGTTGCATAAATTTTCAGGCGAAAACTGTTTGTCGGTACTTCGAAGGCTTTGCACCGAATATAAACTGGAATACGAGTTTGAATCGTTGCATGAAACACAGTGGGAATTTAATATCAACGTAAGGGCACAGATTGCAAATGACAAAGATATTGTTCTTGAATATGGCAAAGGCAAAGGTTTGTACGAAATCACTCCGGGTGAAATGCTGGCTGACGAATTCTATACCTGCCTGTTCGCATTTGGATCAACCAAAAATTTGAAGCCAGGCTACCGCAATGGAACCCGTCGTTTGTCGTTCGATAATAACCCGCTGAAGAAAAACTATGGATTAGATTTTGCAGCTGGCGACTTGGGAGTTAAATCCAAAACTCTATTTTACGAAGATATTTTTCCTCGTTTCACCGGAATAGTTACTGGCTATGTTCAAAAGCTTCAGGACGAATTAACGGTTGAAGAAAAGTACGCTCATCCGGAAGGAATTTTTAAGCTGACAGACTCGACACTTGACTTCAATATTAACGACTACCTACTTGGCGGTCTTTCGGCTAAAGTGGTGATGAAAACCGGTGATCTGGCCGGAATGCAATTTGAGATAAACCGCTTCGATAATGATACCAAAGAAATATACATCATTCCGTTTAAGGATGAGCGCGGTGATTTATTTCCAAATGCAAACTTTCCGATTGCTGTAGACAATCAATATACTCTAATTGATATCGATCAGCCTACCAGTTACGTGGCTCTTGCGGAAGCTGAATTGGAAGCAGCTGCACAGACAGACCTTGATATGCATTGCATACCTAAATACCCATACAATGTAACGGTTCACCCTGCTTTTGTGAAAGCCCAGGATCAGCCTTTTGGTTTTGAAGCTGGAGACCGTGTGCCGTTCATATTTCCGGAGCATGGCGTTGACGGCCCGCTCCGGATTAGTTCGCTGGTATACGATGTTTATAAAGGCACTTATGAGCTGACACTTTCAGAAGTTGTGAAGGTGCCAAAGCTGAAGAAAACAGACATGCGCCTCGAAGCCATTGAACGCGCTTTGAGCGATGCGAAGAAAGATACAACCGAAGCAACCCGAAAGGATCAGGAAACAACCAACGAGCTACGCAATAGACTGCTTGATCCGACAGATGATAAGTTTAAGGCCGACAGGCTTGTCAGAGAATCAAGCCTCGACCCGGGAATGATGGCACCTGATGTAGTTTTACCTTACTCGCTAAAAGAGACATTGGTTGAAACTAACGTGGGAGGCGTTGCCAACGATATTATTATTGGCGCAGGATCGCTGATCGTTTCGAATTATAAAACGCTCGATCGGTATGAAATTCAGAAGCTGAAAGATGCTGAATTGCCTTATGATCCAACCCGATCGTGGAACATTGCCCAAACTGATATTACCCTGCCCGACGACGACGGATATTTTTTGTATGTAAAAGTTCCATTAGCTGAAGAATAGCCATGATAGATACCTCTGAAATATTAGTATCGAAAGAACACATTGACCCATTAAGGGACTCGGGTTTTGTCATTTATAAGCTGGGGAGAATTACCCCGGTAAATGGTGGCAAGCGTGAGGCACTTATGCTTTGGGGAAACGTGAAAAACAAAGGTTTAACTGAGTCTGAAATTGAGTCAATAGTTGTGGAAATAGTCACTACTGAAATCGAAGAAATTTCCAACGAAATCACGAATATTATCGAGGTTACTCTACCGACAGCCATTAAAACCGCCTCCGGGAACAATCACGAATCATTCCTGATTGAAAATACTGAAGAAACGGAAGTAACGGTTGCTTCATCATGGACAGTTGAAAAATACAATGAACAGGTTGGAGAATTCAAGGCGGTGGTGATGATCCGAGATAAGTCGCTTGATACAATAAAAAAACTCATGAACATCCTGAGTTTTGATTACTCAGATGCTGTAAAAGTAGTTGATGATACTGCGATGCTGACTAATGCCTCAATCACGTTGGTCTGTGGCGTTAATGCCGGGACAAAGAAACTGTTTGCCACGCTTACCGGAATGACCGAAAATGCAAAGCGGATTCACCTGTGTTTTGAACGTTGCGTTTTGAGTGAACGATTCTGGGATATCGATTCTGAAATGAGCATGATCCTTGAAACTACTGCCTATTTGCAAGCTTATTTAAACCTGCAAGCAACTGCTGACATGGCTCTGAATTTCGAAGTTGGCTTATCCGGATACTCAAACCTTCAGGCTCAATTGCCGATGGTTCTGGATAGCTCGGCAATCCTTACCGCTTATGGTCGTATTCAGGCAAGCATGAACATGGAACTGGATGGGCAGGCTCTTTTGACCGCATATAAGAAACTGATAGCTGATAGTCTTCCGATGAGTCTGAATGCTCAGGCTGTTTTAAAAGCATACGCCTCATTAAGTGCTGTAAATATTCCGATGAGTTTGGTCACTCTGGCTGAACTGTCCGGAAATAAACTCGATCTGATAGCAACTATGGCAATGCAAATGACCATTTCTGGAACTGTTACCAATAAACCAGCAGGGCCAGTTTACGCAGTAATTAAATACGGATATGAGTACAACTATTACGCGCTTCTCGATTCTAGGAATATGGCAAATACAGGATGGCATGTTGCGCGTGAACTCGAATATTGGACTATGCTTGGTTATCTGGGGGGTTTGAGCGTTGCCGGTGGAAAAATGAAAGAAATTGGAACTAGCGATTGGTCTTCTCCCAACACCGGAGCTACAAATAGTTCGAAGTTCAATGCAAGGCCATGCGGCTGTTATGCCAGTTCATTCGGGGGACTTCATTTTCAATTTCACACAGGATGTCGAAATGACTATTCATACAATGGTGGCACTGCCAGATATATTTGGGCGATAAGTAACAGTGGGCAAAATTTGTCTGGTGGAGTCACTGGTTTTAATGTATATACATCACAGCGATTGATTAAAGATAGTACGACTTTAACCAACGGACAAGAAGGAACATATACTGGGAATGACGGCAAATTATATCGAACAATATGTATTGGTACACAGGAATGGCTAGCTGATAATTTGCTTGAAACAAAATATAGAAATGGAGATACAATTCCGCTAATAACAAGCGGATTGGATGGGCAGTCATCGGGAGCAAGAGTATGCTATAATCATGATTCGGCTAATGCCTAAACAATAAAAACAATTGATTTTTAACCTTAAATATTTCAGAAAATGAGTAAAGCAAGTGATTCTTTCGAAAATGCCTTTTTGAAACATTTGTTTCAGAATTTGGCAATCGCCGGTATTGGCGATGCAGCCGGGTTATTGGCATCCGCAGCAGCCGGAAATTTATATTTACGGCTGTGTACCTCCGCCGTAGCAGTTAACGACGCTACAATTGGCACCGAGTGCGCTTACACCGGTTATGTTGCAAAAGGGATTGCGGTAGTGCGTTCAGCAGTAGGTTGGACAGTAACCAACAATCAGGCAGTTAACGCCGCCGAGTTGGTATTTGGTGCCTGTACAGCAGGAGCCGAAACGATCCGCTATGTCGAAATCTGGAAAAACAACACCGGAGCCACCGAAGCCGATCGCATCGCCTGGGTTCAGTTATCCGCCGATTTTGCCGTAGCAGCCGGAATGACTCCACGGTTTGAGGCCGGGGCTATTGTGATCACGTTCGATTAGTATTTTGTCGGAGAGAATAAAAAGCCTCCGACTCCCTTCAGTTTAAAGTTCTCACGCCGCAAACTGAAAAGCAAAGGTGCCATAACACCACGCCGAAGGCAAATGTCTTCGCGGTGTTATGGCACCTTTATTTATTGACGTGAGAGACAACAAAGATAGATTAAAACTGAATATATGAAAACACCAATTAGTTACTATGGCGGCAAACAAACGATGTTGAAGCATATGGAGCCGCTAGTACCCGGACATTTAGTTTATACCGAAGCGTTTTGTGGTGGGGCTGCCCTGTATTGGGCAAAGAAACCCGCAGACATCGAAGTCTTGAATGACATTAACGGCAATTTAATCAACTTTTATAGAGTGTTGAAAAGCCGTTTCAATGAGCTATTCGAAAAGATTGAAACGACACTACACAGCCGTGAAATATTCGATTTTGCATCGATAGTGTATGATTACCCTAACTTCTTTGACCCGGTAACCAGGGCGTGGGCGTTGTGGGTAAAATCAAAGATGGGCTTCGCCTCAATGCTAGACGGGAGCTTTGGCTATGATAAGACTAGCAATAGCATGTGTAAGAAGATTGAAGGCTCAAAGCAATCGTTTACCATTGCCCTGCAAAAGCGCATCGAGCGCACTCAAATTGAATGCACTAACGCACTGCATGTGATAGAAAGCCGCGACTGTCTGGAAGCCTTTCATTTCATTGATCCGCCCTATATAAACAGCGATTGTGGCCACTATACCGACACGTTTAATCTTATGAACTTCGAAGAGTTACTTACGCTCTGTGAGGGTTTAAAAGGCAAGTTCATGTTAACCATGTTTCCTCATGATGTACTGAAAGAATACATCGATCGAAATGGCTGGAAGCTGGTAGAAGTCGAACGAACGATATCAGTAAGTACTGTAAATCGCAGAAAGCAAGCTGAATGGATAGTTATGAATTATGAAATTAATGAGGCAAAGTTATATACACTAGACTTATAGCGTGTGTTTTATTTGCACAAATCGTTTTAATAAAAATCACAAATTGTTTTCGCGATTATATAGGGCAGGTTGGTTTCCGATGGTGTACAGATTTCGTTCAAAGATATTTTCCGTAATGTTTAATTTCCCTCCTGAAAACCATTTGATTGAAGGGCTTTCGAAATCCCATTCCA